GCATTGGATTCTGAACTTTACCAGTAACGGCAGTAAATCCAATCTTTGCAGCTTCTGGACTACCAGTAATTTTACCCAAAGTATCAGCGAGTTTTTTACCGAGAACATTTGCACCAGATTTTGCAAGAGAAGCGGCAGCTGCAGAACCACCCTCGGTTTTGTATTCATCGGCTGCTGATTGTGCAGCTGCAGCAACTTGACCTAACATTTCACCACCTAAATTTAATTGGTCAAATGCTTGTTGATAACTGTAATTTAAAGTGTCTGGCATATACAATGCAACAGCGTCAGTTGTCAACTTAGTTGTTTGCAACAAAGATTTGTTTGTAATCTTTTTAATAGATGTATCAATTACTGCTTGGGTTTGAGCTTGAGCACCACCAAAAGACACATGTGCTTGAGCAAATAGATTATTAATACTACTTACTGCACCACCAGCAGCGCTACTAAGTGCAGATGTTATTCCACTCAATGCACCATTTGTTGCAGAATTAACTTGACCCAAACCACTATTGATTTTACCAAGAATTTCATTACCAAAATTACTTGCCATATTTTGTGCGGAAGCAAGTGTTTTATTTGCTGAACCAAAAATTTGTGCTTTTGCACCCTCTTGACTTGCAACACTAGACTTGTCAAAGACAGAATCTTCAACAGTAGTGCCACCAAATGCAGTTGCTTTCTGCTGGCGAATATAGATAACCATATAGTGTGCTTTATCGGCATTACCGATATCTAATGGGTATCTGTATGTGTTTTGTTTGAATTGACTATCGACTAAATCTGCTAAAGGACCAGTCCTAGCAGAACTGCCTTTGTTGAACGATATATCAGAAAGTCCGAAGAGAGCCATATAAATTCCAAATGTTGATTAACTAAGTATTATTTATGTCATATAAAGGGTGGTTTACCCCAAAAAATCCAAACAAATATAAAGGCGACAGCAAAAATGTCGTGTATCGCTCATCGTGGGAACTGAGGGTAATGAAGTGGTTAGATGAAAATCCATCAGTTATTTGGTGGGCATCTGAAGAACTAATCATCAAATACAAGTCACCAATCGACCAAAAAATACACAGATACTTCCCAGATTTTATCGTAAGATTAAAGCAAAAAACTGGTACAGAATCTACTGTGGTTATTGAGATAAAACCACACAAACAAACTATCAAACCTGTGCAAAAAAGAAAGACAAAACGATTCTTACAAGAAGCGGCAACTTATGCTGTCAACCAAGAAAAGTGGCGAGCAGCTGACTTATTTTGTAAAGAACATGGCTGGCAATTCAAAGTATTAACTGAAAAAGACATTGGCATTTGAGATAAATAGAATATGGCGACAAAAAAACTAATTGACAGAATACAAGAATCTTTGGCAAAAGAAGGATTACAGCCAAGGACTGCGGCCGCAAGAAGTTGGTTAAGAAGTAAAGTTAAAGATTTAACTCCTTCAAAAACGGCATTTATGAGAGACCAAGAAAGACTAAGAAACAAGTCAATGATTGGTCGAATGTATTTCTATTTCTATGACCCAAAAACTAAAGATAGATTGCCTTACTATGATAGATTTCCTTTGGTAATTCCAATTGAAAGATATAGTGATGGTTTTCTAGGTTTAAATTTACACTATATTCACCCAAAACAAAGATTGATTCTATTAGATAAACTAAGTGATACTTTAACTAATGACAAATATGATGAAACTTCAAGATTAAGATTGAGTTACCCATATCTATCATCAGCTTCAAAAGTATTTGAAGCAACACCTTGTATTAAGAGATATTTATTCTCACATATAGAATCACGATTTTTAGAAATCACCGCAAACGAGTGGGATATTGCAGCTATGTTGCCAATGGAAAGTTTTGTCGGTGCAAAAACAAGCAGAGTTTACTCTGATTCACGGAAGAAATTCTAATGGCATTTTCACCTAATTTATTTTTATCTAATGTAAGAGCAAAAGATGGACTAGCAAAACCATCAAGGTTTGAAGTTGTTCTTCCTATTCCTTCTTACATCAATTCTTTTATTGGTAATTCAATACTAGAAAAGATTTTAAATTTTCCAAATTCTATTTTTAGTGATGTTTCAGATGCAGTCAATTCTGCATTTGGGCGCCAAGGATCATTAGATGAACAATCAAAAACATCTAATTCTTCTATGTCAAGATATCTTGCATTACAATGTGAATCGGCAGAATTACCAGGAAAAACATTCCAAACTGCCGATGTAAAAATTTACGGTCCGACTTTTAAAGTACCATATCAAACACAGTATGGCGATACAACTTTAACTTTTTTATGCACTAACGAATTCTATGAAAGAAAACTATTTGAAAGATGGATGGAAGCAATTCATCCTTCAGATACAAACAACTTGAGATTTGCCAGAGGCGCACAATCAAGATACATGACAAATATTAAAATTATACAGTATGATGATTTCATTAAACAGATTCATGCAGTAGAATTGATTGATGCTTTTCCTATTGGAATTGCATCACAAGCGTTAAATTGGGGAGAAGATGGTTTTCACAGACTAGGAATCCAATTTGCGTACCAAAAATATAAAACGATTTACGATGGAACTTATGATATCGGTGCAGCTGCATCAGCACTATTTGGTGCTGCAGGTGCAAGAATATTACCATTTGGAAAAGCGATTTAAATTAATTTTTTATTAACAAAGCGAAAGCGAGGATATAATGTTACCTAAGTTAGACATACCAATTTATGAAGTGACTCTAATTTCAACAGGAAAACCTGTTAGATTTAGACCATTTCTGGTGAAAGAACAAAAACTATTTTTGATGGCAGCTGAATCAGATGACCAAAAAGAAACAGTTAATGTTATTCGACAAGTGTTGAAGAATTGCATTTTAGATGAAATCGATGTTGATAATTTACCAACATTTGATTTAGAATTTTTGTTTATGAATCTAAGAGCACGGTCAGTAGAAGAGGTTGTTGATTTGAAATATAAGTGCAACAATACCGTTAAAGATGAAAATGGTGAAGATAAAAAGTGTAATGGTTCTGTTGAGTTTAAATTAAACTTACTTGAAGTTCAACCTACAAAGAATCCAGAACATGTTAACAAAATTCAATTGTCAGATAATCTTGGCATTTGTTTAAAGTATCCTACTTTTGAAATGATTCAGAAGTATGAGGCAATGAATGAGAATGATGTTATGTTGAATGTATTAATGGATTGTGTAGATTACATTTACGATAAAGAACAAGTGTATTATGCAAAAGATTCAACGAAAGAAGAACTAACAGATTTCATTGATAATTTGCAACAAGGACACTTAGAAAAAATTAAAATTTTCTTTGACACCATGCCTGAAATCAAAAAAGATGTCCACTTTAAATGCCCAAAATGTGCATATGAAGAAGACATTGAGATTAAGGGTATGCAAAATTTTTTCGTCTAATATTTCGTTATGATACATTAGGTAACTTTTATCAGACGAACTTTGCTTTAATGCAACATCACAAGTATAGTTTGACTGAGCTTGAAAACATGTTGCCTTGGGAAAGAAACATTTACTTGAATCTTTTGATTAAGTATTTGGAAGAAGAGAAACAGAGATTAGAACTACAAAAACAAACAAGAAAAAGTAGGTAATGGCTAACAAAACTACACTCGCAGATACCCTAGCGCAAGAACTAGGATATAAAGATGCCAAAGCATTAAAAGACCAAATAAAAAGGTCTGGTGGGGGAGAATTTTCTTCAAATGTTAAAGGTCGTTTAGAGTCAGGTGCAGGATTTGGAGAAGCATTCAAAGAAAGTACCAAAGACAAAGTAGCAGATATACAAGAGACTTTTTCTAAAAAAGGTTTAAAAAAGTTTGGTAAGAAAACTTATAATGAGTTTTTTGGTGGTGATGATATCTTCTCTTCTTACATGCGAGGAAGATTAAACAAAAGTAAAAAAGGTGGAGAAAGTGGCACACCTGATGAGGGCGGTGGTACTTCTCCAACAAAAGAAGGTAGTGAAGGTGTAGGTGCAGAAGAACTTGCAGTATTAAATGTAATTGCTAAAAACTGTATGTCATTGCCTGGTATTGCCAGAGACATGAATGTGTTAAGGCAAAATCTTGTCAAGTTAGTTAAATTACAACCAGGCGGAAAAGATAAAGCAAGAGTTGGTGCAGATATGTATTTCAAGACTGCTGACCAACGAGAGGCGATGCTTGAATCTCAAAAAGCAAAAGCGATGCCAAAAGCACCGACTGTTGCAGGTGCAAAACCACCAGAAGAGAAAAAAGAAGGCGGTGGAGATTTCTTGGGTGGTATTTTAAATACTGTTATGGATTTTTTTGGTAATGGTTTCTTAAATGCAATTAAATCATTATTCAGTCCAAAACTAATATTCAAAGCAATCAGTAAAGTATTTGTTCCATTAACAATCATTGCATCATTAGTTAGTGGTATCATAGATGGATGGAAAAAATGGCAAGAGACAGGCGACTTAGGTGAAGCACTTATTGCAGGTCTTGGTGGTGTATTAGATTTTCTAACATTTGGTTTATTTGGTGCAGATGAGTTAAAGAAAGCATTTGATTGGATTGGTGGATTTGTTGGACCAATTGTTGATAGTATATCAGATACTTTTGATAGTTTAAAAATGTGGGCAGTAAATAATATTGGAATCCCTGAGATATCAATTCCAATTGGAATGATTCCAGCAGTTTGGGCTATTAATAAACTTTCTCCTGGAACTATTCCAGAAACAATTACTTTTGGACCTTACTATCCATTTAAAAAGAATCCAAAAAGCACAGAACCTGAAAAGTCAGAAAGACCTGCTGCTAAACCAACAGAAGGAACTACTGGTGGTGAAAAAACACAAACACCACCTGCAGCTACATATTCAGAATCAACAGCACCATCTCCCGCACCTGCAGCTGCTGCAGGCGGTGAAGCACCTGCTGCAACACCAACTGCAATTAGAAAAAAAGATGGAGTAGAATTAAAGTTGCCACAAGGAGTTACCTATGATGGTAACAATGGCATGTTTAAATATAAAGGTGTTGGTTTTACTGCTGAAAAACAAGATGAGTTAGATAGACAAGTAGATGCAATTAACAATAAGACAGTAGTTGAATATCAAGGTGTTGGACCATCAGGACCAGCAACAGTAACATTTGATGGCACAACAGGTCAAAAAACATTTGCGGCACCAAAACCAGAATCATCACAACTAACTGCCGGTTCAACAACTCCACCAGCAGCTGGTGTTGCCAGTGCAGGCGGAGGTGGTGACGGAGGCGGTGGTGGCGGTGGTGGTTCATCAGGTGGTGGTGCAACTGCATCACCAACACAAACTGCACCTAGTGGCGCAACATTAAGTGCAGATTCTTCAGCAGTAGCAGAAGGTCAGAGATTAGATTCTGCTGCTGATGCCGGAATAACAGTCAATTCACCAGTTACAAATAATTCTTCCGAAACAACTGGTAAAGATGCACCATCTTTAATTGCGGATGCATACAATAGAGATTTTGTTGAATCATATTCATTCGTTGGTTAAAGATGTTACCAAACTCTCTTACCGATTCAATCAAGAGTAAAGTTTTAGATTCTGCTTCCGACAAACTAGAAGCAGGAAAAATTACTCCAGCAGGCGCAATACTTAATGTCATTGCAAAAAACTTCCTATTACTTCCATTCATAGCAAGAGATGTTAATGTCGCAAGACAAAACATGCAAATTCTTGTTAAGATGGCTGGTGGTAAATCTGCAAACAAAGCAGATTCTACGACAGAAGAAGAAGATAAAAAACAAAAAAAGATACAAGCTAAAAGTAAAAAAAGTCCAACACCAGAAGCAGAAGATGGTGATGGACTTGGTTCTAAAATTGGTAAAAAGATTTGGAATAGAATAAAAAAATCAAAAACATTTAGAAAATTAAAAATTGTAGTTAAGAAGTTAAAACGAAACTTCTTAAAACTCATAAAGAAACTTTTTAATCCTAAACTGTTAATGAAAATATTTTCACCAAAAAATTTACTAAAGGTATTATTTGGTGTATTAAAAGTTGCAGGACCAATTGGTCTTATTGTTAGTATTGTTGGTTCATTAGTGTCTGGATTTTATGATGCATGGAATGAATACCAAGAATCTGGAGATATATTTGAATCACTTAAAGCTGGTCTTGGTGGTGTATTAGACTTTTTGACATTTGGTTTATTTGGTAAAGAAGAAATAGACAAACTGTTCAAATGGATACCTGAACTATGGGAAGATTTTAGTAAAGCATTTTTTGATTTCAAAGAGTCTGCGATTAAATTTGTATCTGAAAAATTTACAATGATTTTGGATTTCTTTAATCCAAAAGAAAAAATGATGCCTGATAAGGGAGAAGTTCCTACTGATAAAACAGATAAGGCAGAAGACCTTGAGAAGAAGTTAAAAGAAAGTAAAGAAAATATTCAAACTTTACAACTTATCAAATCTCAATTAGAAAGTGATTTAGTAACTCTTCAAAATCAAAATAATATACTAGATGCACAAATATCTGCATTAGAATCAAAGAAAACTCCTGTATCACCAGAACCGGTTACACCATCGGCACCTGCTGCAGCTGCACCAACACCTGCACCAGTTCCAAAACAAGAAGCAGTAAAAGCACCTGCACCGATTGTAGCACCTGAAAAGAAAACAACTCCAGAGAAGAAAGCAACACCTCCAGGTTTTGAGGCTGGAAAAAATGTTATGATTGCTGCTCTTGATTCTGAAGATATAAAAGACCCTAATGCAAGAGCTCAAATCATTGCACAAGCAGCGCATGAATCTGGAAAGTTTAGATATACAGAAGAACTTGGTAAATCAGAATACTTTTTAAAGTATGATGGTAGAAAAGATTTAGGTAATACACAACCAGGAGATGGACCTAGATTTAAAGGTAGAGGTTTCTTACAAACTACTGGTCGTATCAACTATCAACAATTTAAAGATGCATTTAATGTTGATGTTATAAGTCATCCTGAATTGTTGGGTGAAGCAAAGTATGCTGCTCAATCTGCTTTATTTTGGTTTAAAAAGAACGCAAAGAAGGTACAAAACTTAACTAAAGGTGATTGGGCAGATACAAAAGGTGTTACAAAAGCAGTTAATGGTGGAACAAACGGTCTTGCAGAAAGAGAACACTACTTTGAATTATTTAAAAACGATCCAGAAATTACTGGTCTTGGTAAAAAAATAGAAGCAAAACCTGCACCATCAGCATCTGGTGAACAAGTTGCACAGGCATCATCTGAAGTATCTAAAGGTCAAAGAGAACAGTTGAAACCTACTGGTGTGAATGTTATTAATATGGAAAAGACAAATAACAAAACTGTTGCTATCAATCAAACAAAAACATCAGACAAACATCAAGGAAGAGCCGCAGATACCTTAACTGCAAGAGCAGCATAAGATGAAAGAAGAATTAAACAATTCTATAAAGAAAAAAATTCTTAGACAATCAGAGAGAACTGCTGAGTCTCCTGATACAGAAGAGAAACCAAATTTTCTTAAAATTATAAACACCTTTGCAAAGAGTATGGTTTCTTTGCCTAGTTTTGCTCGTGATTTAAATGTGGCAAGGCAAAATCTTGTATGGTTGATTAAACTCAAAGGCGGAAAAGCAACAAACAAAGCAGATGCTCACTTTTTAAAATCTCCAGAAAGAGATAAAAAGTTTGAAGTTGATATGGCACAGCAAAAGAGTAAAGATGAAACAAACAAAGCACCTGCGCCAGAAAAGAAAGAAGAAGAACCGCAAGACCCATTACAAAAAATAATGACTAGTATACTAGACAAGTTTGGTCTAGGTGCATTAGGTAAATATTTTTCAGTTAGTAAGATAATGGG